TCTTCTTCTTCATTTCCTCAAGTTTGTTACGACTGGGGGGAGTGTCAAGCATCTGCTCCATATCATCCGCGTCATAACTCTCGCCATCCTCTACACTCATAACCTTAGCAAGTTTAGACATAATGTCACCATCGTCGGTATCCATATCCTCTTCATCCTCCTCATCCTCCTCATCCTCAATTACATCCCACTCCGCATCCTCAAAGTCCTCCTCGAGATCCTCAATGTCCTCCTCACCTACATCATCCTCTGCCTTGGGCGCAAGGTCATTCTTCTCAAGCAACGCCATGAGACGCGCCTCAACCTCAGACCGATCCATCTGATCGATTCTTCCTGTCTTGATCTCCTTCTTATCGATCATCAAGCCTGCAAGCTTTGCCCTTCCCAACTCTGCTTGTACTGCTGCACCATAGGTCCCGTCCTCCATGGCGGCATCCCGAATCTTCTGAAGATCACGCGCAACCTTCTCAAAAGTAATCTCATACTTCTTCTGCTCGAGCTCTTTCAGCTCCTGGATCTTTGTTTGAATGTGCGTGTACCTTGGATCGTTCAACATCTTAGTCGCTGCGACTGACGGGAACGCATAGCCTGCACGATGGGCGCACTCTGTATTTGTCAGATCATGATAAACAAACAACTGAATAAACTTTTCCTGCTTCGGCGTAAACTTCATCTGTCTACGCTTTGGTTTGTACTGATCTGGGTTCCTCAGAATGTCCTGATTCGGATCCAACTTTTCAATCAACTCACTCACAAAATTTACTCCTTAAAAAAAAACCCTTCGCATTTTTTTTATTTTCAAAGCCGACTCTAACATACAAGAGAGAGTGTTCCGATAGGGAGATATTTTAATATATCTCTCCCTCTCTTTAGAGAGTGTACCTACTGTACCTATGTACCACCCTTATAAATCAATGACTTACGAAGTAGGTATACCCAGTACAGCGTAGGTACAGACCATACCGACTATACCGACCCATCTTTTCTAGGGATATCAAGCACTTACAGACTTATCCACAGGGGGTAGGTACAATCGCACTGTACCTACCTAAGTGACCACTAACTTATCGATATTGGGCCTAGAATTTACTTTAACTTTCCTCTCTAAGTGTTTTCTGATACCCACCCACATCACAACCACTGTTGCCACATAAAACAAGATTGCCGCCTCGATTCCGTAGTACTGATAGATGTAATAGTTTGCCCCAAACAGCATTAAGTTATTGCTCATTCCACGCTCCTTCTGATAGGATTGTTTCCGTTGGGCGCCCCCTTACGTCCAACATACCTTAATTGCTTTGGGTATTGCTACACTGTGGGGTCATACCTTTCCCTCAGTGTAGCTCCCCCCCCCTAATCACCACAAAAGCAAGACATCGACTCCTCGTTTTCGAAATCAAACAACTGACCTTGATCAGAAGCTATGATCTTTAGTTCCTTGTAAGACGGATGCTGTCGTCGGAATACGTTACCGATCCTTTCCTCTTGTTCGATCCACCAGTCCGCCATGTCCGGCTGCTCCCTGATGATAGACAGCTTCCTTGATACGCTCTTAAAGAAGCACAAGTCACAGTTAGACAACGGGCTCTCACCATTCTGAGACATAGGCAGGTCCAACTTAAACGGCTGCTGTGCCCAAAAAGCATCGATGTCCTGGAGCGTTACACCGGCATCGGCTAGGGGCAACGCGTAGTTTTCCTTTGCTCGCTGCTTTGCGACTCGCCTTTGCTCGTCCGCTCTTATTCCTACTACGGTTAAGAACGGGTCATGACCTAATGATTCCATGTACTTATTGATCGGCACCACCTTCAACTGCTCAGTGCATGCACGAATCCTATCGTTAGGAATGAACTTCTTCTGAGAGATTAGGTTGTGAAAAGGCTCGCCCTTCCTTGATGCCGACTCGTAGTCCACGACAATTCCAGGTTTCTTTTCCTTGATGAACTCAAGCCAAACAATCGGCACATCCCATTCCTTTGAGCACCGATCAACGAAGTCAAGGGTCTGAGGCATCTCTTTGCCGGTATTGGAGAACGCGACTACGACATAGTCAGGCAACCTCCCACCATGCGCCTCGAGAACTTTGTAAAGCATGTACGCTGATGTCCGCCCACCACTGAAGCTAATCACTGCTGGCTCATCAATCAAGTACGGGTTCACGCCACCTCCCTCTCAATGTGATCACTGATACGCTCGAGCAGCGCCATCATCTTGTCCACCTTCTCGACCAGGTCATCGTACTTTTCCATGACCTCCTCCACCTCACGATCGTTCAGATCTAAGTTAACCTTCATCCTTCTCTCCTGCTTCTACTTCCCAAGGCTTCGCTGCTGTACTGCTACCCAGATAGTGCCACATTGCCAGCCCAGGTTCCGCGTGTGTATGTACGATATGCCCCAAGTGTTTCTGTACATAGCCGACCGCTTTCTTGCATGCCTGTACACCGTTCGCTTTCTTGTGACGTTTAAGTGCGGTCTTAGCTTCAAACTCCAGCTCCGATCGCTTATAAAATTGATTCTCTTTCATCGCCTTCATGACGATTCCCGCTATCTCTACCTCATCCTCATGTATTTCTTCTTCGCTCTTTGCGTTCGGCATGCGGGTGAAGTCGCTCACCTGCCATAGGCCATCATCGAAATCAAAGAACGCGATATGTTCTTGTGGGTCTGCCGCATTACGCGCTTCATAGAACACGTTGATGTTCGGCTTCTCACCCATAAGCTTGATCCCGCTGTCGAACCATCCCGCAAACACGGACCCACCCCGTGCTGATAGGAATGATTTGTCATCCGCCCGTTCTTTGCCGGTATGATGTGCGACAATACAAGACACGTTGTTAAGCTCCATGAGCATATCAACCCGATCCAAAAGCTTTCTGATCTCGGTATTGCTGTTCTCTTCCCCGTCGAAGAAGTTAATGATCGGGTCGATCATCACGATGTCTGGGTTATGAAACGCCACCTCATCACTGAAGGCTTGGATGTCGCTATCTTTCATTAGGTTTTTACGCAGCCTGCCGCTGATGATCAGGTTGCTGAACCCCATCTGTCGGAGGTCATCGTTCGTTGAGAACCGCTGGTAGTACATCTCTACCCGTTGCTTCAAGAACTCTGCAATGATCTCAGCCTGGAACCACATCACCTTCAATGGTTTGTTGAACGGGACACCCATGAAGTCTGTGCCGGTCGTTGCTCCCGCAGCGAAGGCGCCCAGCCAGTTGGACTTACCGATCTTGGGCTTACCCAGCAACAGCACCCGACTGTTCTCAAAGATAAACCGATCACCCCAGTACTGCTCAATGGTATCGTCCTCTATCTCCTGCCATTCTTGGGCATTGAAAGGTACTAAACCAAGGGGGCCTTTGTCCGGTTTTTCGGGGGTATCAATTGGGTCTTCCTGTTCCTGTATTTCTTTCAGGTCTTCGGTCAATCCCGTCTGCCACGTTGAGGTATTCCAATCGTTGATCCCGCTCTGCGCTAGATCTGGGTTGCGTTTGATGTGACCTTGACAGATAGACATCACTGTCTTTGTTGTCTCGACTAGATCCATCGGAGGTTGACAGGTTTGATTCCAGTCCTGTGCTTTGATCAGCACCTCACGCAAACCCCAACCTTCTTTGATCCACTTGCCGACCAACCGTGCGAGGGTGTCGTTGCGACTGCCTTCGATCTGCGGTTCTTCTGTTAGCTTTTCTCTGATCGATGGGATCTCGCCGGTATTGGGATCGACAGAGTTGAACCCACTGATCTTTCCCAGGTCATCACCAGACAGCAATGGCAGTTCATCCATCGCCGTGACGCCATACGACTGCTCACATTCAAGACGATACCCGACCGATGGTGCGATCATCACATACCCGCCATCGCCTCGAATGTCAATCTTGTTTTTTCCTACGCTATTGCGTATGTCGTTTGGGCCAAGCGCATAGAAGTAATGCGTCCCACCTCGAGGCGTGACTTGCTTCAATGGCGTTCGCGTTATGCCACCAGACTCTATCCATTCCACGGCTTCATCGCTGTCTGCGTCAACAACGGCGAAGTTTATGCCAGTAATGACTGCCCAGTTAGCTTGAGGGTAATCGCTGTGCCACTTATCCACCTCTGCCTGACTCGGCTGTATGGTTTGATAGTGTGTCCATTTCACACGCGGGGTCTTAGCCCACTTCGCTTTCAGTGCATCGTCTGGATCGAACGGATGACGGCTGCGAAAGTACTGAGGTATTATCTCTGCCGGAGAGCCACACGGAATGATATGGAAGCCAAGCTCCCACATTTCATGTAGCCAGTCGCCCTTGATATCAGGCTCTATGTTTTCTCCACAGAACTTCTGTTGGAAAAAATGCATTAGCCTATCCTTTCAATGCGCCTCGATGTTCCTTCCAATGCAGTGACCACTTGATAGCCAAGTGACTTGGCCGATTGTCTGATAGCTCTAACCTGCGATTGCTTTGGATCTTTACTCTCGTCAATGACAAACGAATCTCCGATGTCTAACTTAAGTAGTATGCGTTGCCACCTACCTGGGCCACGCTTAGGTGGTCCGGCGCTAACGCCTTTCTCGATTGTGATATCCACGTTGGGTCTCCTATGTATTTGCCTCCACAGCATACATGATAATTTCCCACATAAAAAGACTTGATATTATGTGAGGATAATAATACGATGTCCGTGGAGAGTAGAGAAAGGAG